GCTAGGACGTTCTTAAAGAACGAGAGAAAGGGTCAGCAGAACAACAGCTACGAGCTCAACGAGATTATACGCCAGTTCCCCTTTACCGAGGACGAGGCGTTCCGCGACTCGACCAAGAGTTCTCTGTTTAACATCCAGAAGATATACGAGCAGATACAGCATAACGAGGAGCTGTACCCTAACCCAGTGGTCATCGGTAACTTCCAATGGAAAGACGGGAAGATGGACAGTGAGGTGATCTTCGCCCCCGACCCTAATGGGCGGTGGCGTGTGGCTTGGCTAGCACCTGCTGATATTCGAAATAAACGGAAGATTGAGAACAATAAAGCTGTTGCCCCCAACGGGGCATTCGGGGTTATGGGTGTTGACTCCTACGACCTTGACACCACCCTTGACTACAGGTCTTCAAAGGGTGCCTGCCACGTATACAACAAGTTCTCGATGGAGCACCCCTCTAATATGTTTGTCGCGGAGTACGCCTCACGGCCTCCGCTTGCCAAGATATTCTACGAGGACATCCTTATGGCTGCCGTATTCTACGGATATCCTGTGCTTATAGAGAACAACAAGTACGGTATCGCTAGGTACTTTGAGTCAAGGGGCTACGATGAGTACCTTATGAACCGCCCTGCACATCTAGCGTCTACCTCTTCAAAGATGAACGTAAAGACAAAGGGAATACCTTCCAACAGCCAAGATGTGATACAAGCTCACGCTCAGGCTATTGAGTCCTACATCCACGACCACGTAGGCCTCCACAACGAGACCGGTAAGTTCGGACGTATGTACCTAAACAGGACACTTGAGGACTGGATAAACTTTAAGATAGACGACAGGACAAAGTTTGACTTAACGATTAGCTCAGGGCTGGCGTTGCTTGCCGCCCAGAAGCAGGTCAAAGAAGTCAAAAAGACAAACTTCAACGATCGTGTTTTCTTCCGCAAGGGTAAGGAAATTAGGCGATAAGTTAAGTTCGTACCTTTGTCCATAAACTCCGATAAATGGATCAATACTCTGTAAAAAGTAACTCATACGACTCCACGTTCCCAGACCCTTTTGCCTCACACGATGTAAAGGTGGGAAAGAGGTACGGTCTTCAGTACGCAAAGGCTATATACGGCCAGTGGGGAAGCGCCCAGTACGAGGGGTCTCTGTACAGCAAAAGATTCCGTGAGTTCGAAGTCTCTAGGGACTACGCCAACGGAACGCAAGACACATCCATCTACAAGCAGATACTTACCTCTCTTGACCCGAATAACGGTGATGGGTCTCTGGTGAACCTAGACTGGACACCAGTTCCTATCGTTCCCAAGTTCGTAAAGATTGTAGTCAACAAGATTCTGTCTTCTAAGTTCTACCCAAACATTGAAGCTGTTGACCCTTTGTCGCGCAGCGAAAAGGACTACGAGAAGAATAAGATGAAGATATTCATCGAGAACAAGGATATTTTAAAGGAGGCGAAGGACTCAGGACTTCGCACCGAGGTAGACCCAGACTCTCTTCCCGATACTGCTGAGGAGACCGAAATTTTCCTTGAGACTAACATCAAGACCGCTGCGGAGATTGCTGCCCAGATTGGCATCAACTTAACGCTCAGCTGGAACGACTTCGACGAGCGCATTTTTAGGCGCAATGTCGAAGACCTCGTCACTTGCGGTATTGCTGTCACCAAGCGCAGCAACGACCCAAACTACGGAATCGTTGAGGACTATGTAGACCCAGCATTCTTCATCCACAGCTTTACCTCTGACCCAAACTTTACGGATATAACCTATGCAGGCCACGTAAAGCGTATGAGCATCTCTGAACTTAAGAGAACCGCAGGCAACCAGTTCACCGAGGACGAGTACGAGAAGATGGCTCGGACGGTTATGAACCGCTTTGGCAATGACTCTAGCCGACTGATGGGCTCTGGGTACGACCCAGGTATGGAGCGCTACTACTACGGATACGACGAGTACACCATCGAAGTCCTTGACTTTGAGTTTGTTAGCGTTGATAACATCATCTTCGAGAAGAAGGAGTCCCGTTTTGGAAACATTGGTTTCTACTATAAGGGCCACAAGTACAATGCCCCACAGCAGAGTGTGTATGATAGGGAGGCTGTCTATATGCAGAACCAGACGCTTTATGGTGGTAATTACATCCTAGGGACTGACTACATCTACGACTACGGGTTGAAGAAGAACATTCCTAAAAATGTTCACGACCTCACCCGCACCCGGATGAGCTACAGCATTGTGGCCACCAATATCCGCAAGTCTATTCCTAAGTCTATGGTTAGCGGCATCATCGGCTTTGCCGACCAGCTGCAGATCACCCACCTAAAGCTCCAGCAGTCTATCGCTAAGGCTAAGCCTGATGGACTGATCATCGACATCGAGGGACTTGAGAACGTACAGCTAGGACGTGGCGGTGAGCTACAGCCTTTGGACCTTCAAGACATCTACGAGCAGACGGGTATCTTCTACTACCGCAGTAAGAACCCTGACGGCAGCTTCCAGAACCCACCGATCCGTCCACTTGAGAACGGCATTAGGAACATCAACGAGCTCATCACCATCTACAACCACGCCCTGCGTATGATTCGTGATGCTACGGGCATCAACGAGGTTATGGATGGAACGAGCCCTAAGGGAGACCAGCTTGTTGGCGTACGCCAGCAGCAACTGGCGGCAGGCAACAATGCTCTTGGGGATATCAGCAATGCAGCGATTGTGCTGTACCGCAGGATCTGTGAGGACGTTGTGAAGTGTCTTCAGATACTTCCCCCGAAGTCTATCTTATACAAGGCCTACGAGACGGCTATTGGCAGGGAGAATATGGCTGTGCTATCTAGCTTCTCTAATCTTCCTATGTACAACTTCGGCGTTAGGGTCGTCGCTGATATGAACGAGATTGACCGTATGTACCTCGAGCAAAACATCCAGGCCTCTATTGCCCAGGGCGAGCTTGACATCGAGGATGCTATTGCCATCCGTCAGTTGAGGGACATCGACCAAGCCGAGAGGCTGCTTATCGTGCGCCGTAAGAAGCGTATGAAGGTCCGTCAGGAGATGGCCCAGCAGAACTCTCAGTTCCAAGCTCAGGCCAACGCACAGGTGGCTCAGGTGACAAGCCAAGCCAAGATGCAGGAGGACCAGATGAAGGCACAGTTAGACGCTCAGAAGATTCAGCTAGAGGCTGAGGCTAAGGCTCAGCTGCTGCAGGTAGAGTACGGACTTAAGATGCAGTTGGCTCAGCTGCAAGGAGACTACGGAATCAAAGAGCAGCAGATCGAATCTGGTGTACGCCAGACTGCTGATCAAGAGGCTGAGGACCGCAAGGATAACCGCATTAAGGAACAAGCAGTTGCGCAAAGCAAACTAATTGCCCAGCGCAAGGGAGACCGTGCTGAGTTGCAGAAGCAAGACCTCGAGGGTCAGGAGGATATTGTGGATATCATATTGAATCAATAACTATCTTTGTAGGGCATTAGCGTTGCTCTTTAACCTTTAACCTTTACCATTGTGAGCTATTCAAATATTACCAACCCAGTAAACTACCAACTTCAGGCATTCGGTCAGAAGGGATTTAGGGTAGTAACCTCAGCATTTACTCCTGTTAGCGGAGAATTCTACCGAGCATTTACCATAACCAGCGACGCAGTGGTCACCGCTACATCGGTAGAGGGGGATAGCCTTAGCGCTGTAACGCTACTTGCCGGAACAACAGTTTACGGATTGTTCAGCGCAATCAGCGTTTCCTCTGGAACGGTAATCGCCTATATCGCATAAAGATGATTGGTCTCGGTTTAAGCATAAGCCTAACCCCTTCTGGTGCTGGATTCCTACGTGGAGCAGCTCAGCTAATCTACAATGACTACTACAACCGAGTAACGGCAGATGGTGGTACTGTGGAGGGAGAGTCTTGCTTTGAGCGTGCTGTATTCCTACTTGGTGTTCGTAACACCGTCAACTACATCGACCTAATCTTCCAAAGATGGACTGCTGACGGCGGCATCATAGAGGCGGAAGATTGCTTTACAAATTCTTTCTTTGCGCTAAATCAGTGATGGAAGAGTGGAAGGACATACTAGGCTACGAAGGCGAATATCAAGTGAGTAACTATGGTAGCGTAAGGAGTCTTGATAGGTATATAAAGTCTAAGTCTAAACTAGGTAAAGAGTTTGTGTATTTTAAAAGAGGTAAGAACTTAATACCAGAACTTGGGTCGTTGGTTTATCCTTATGTAGTTTACTATTTAAAAAAAGATGGAAAGAGATACTACAACAAAGCCCACAGGCTTGTTGCTAAGGCTTTTATTCCGAACCCAGAAAATAAGAAGGTTGTCAATCACATTGATTCAAATCCAAGAAACAATCACGTAGACAACCTAGATTGGGTAACACATAGCGAGAATACCAAACACGCTTACGATAACGGAAGGATTGATGTAACAAAAGCAATAGAGGCTTCAAGGGAATCAAGAATTGGTACCGGAAAAATTGTATATCAATACACAATCAATAAAAAACCAATAGCTCAGTTTAACAGTGTTAGGTCTGCGGCTAAAATAACAAACTCTGACGAAAACTCTATATCAAAGGTTTGCAGAGGAGTAATCAATATTCACAATAATTATTTTTGGAGTTATGAGCTTTTATAGTGACGCATCTTTAGTGATGATACCTTCGGGTTATAAAGACCAGAAGGTCTACTGTGCAGTGCCAACGGACGGTAGTGCTGACCTAACCTTCAGCCGTGCCTCAAGCGCTACCCGTGTGCAAAGCAACGGCCTAATTGAAAAGGTGCGGACGAACATTATTCTTCAGAGCGAGGACTTTACTACGACTTGGGCGTCTAACGTTTCACCTACAATTACCGCAAATACAACTGTTGCTCCCGATGGCACTACAACGGGAGATACTATTGCAGCGAGTGGCTCAAATAGCGGGGCATATCAAGTACCAACTGTTGCAAATGGCGTTGAGCATTCTTTTAGCGTTTACGTTAAAAACATCACTTCTGCTACCGCTATTCAAATAGGATGCGACTTAGGACCAGTCAATGGCTTTTTAAACTTCAACGCAGTAACGGGTGCAATCACTACAACTGCTGCTGGCATTACTGGTTCATCGGTTACGAATGTTGGCAATGGTTGGTATCGTGTTTCTGGAACTTACATTACTACGGGAACTACAAATACCTTTATTGTCTTTGGTCAATCGGGTATGACGTTTGCGGTATGGGGAGCGCAGTTGGAGGCTGGCGTAACTACCGACTACATCGCAACCACCACCGCAGCGGTATCAGTTGGCCCCGTTAGCGGTTTACCCCGTTTGGATTATTTGGGTAGCACTTGCCCTAAGCTTTTGCTGGAGCCACAGCGGACAAACCTTGCTATCTACTCGGAGCAGTTTGATAATGCAGGATGGGGCAAAACCCAAAGCGGAACAGGTCTTGTTCCAGTTATAACGGCTAACAATGCAATTAGCCCCGATGGATATCAAAACGCTGATACAATCGTTTTTGATGTTGGCGCAGGAACTACTTCAAGCGATATTTCTGCAATGTTCCAAACCTTTGGTGGAACGACTGCAACTTATACGGGTTCATTCTATGCTAAAACCGCAAGCGGAACTGCTCAAATTCAAGTCCGTATTGATGGTTCAAATTATGATAAGTTTACTATTACCAATCAATGGCAGCGCTTTACTTTAACCAAAGCATTAACTGGAACAAGTAACGTGTTTGAGATGGCAATCCGTAGAGGATTAAACGAGCCGATGAACGCAACCGCAACCATCCAACTATGGGGAGTTCAAGTTGAACTCGGAGCCTACGCCACCTCGTACATCCCCACGCTTGGGGCATCAGTTACAAGGGTTGCGGATGCTGCTTCAAAGACTTCGGCTTCTGCTTTGATTGGTCAAACCGAAGGCACCATTTTTTGGGAGTTTGAGTTTACCACTTCGGTTGCAACAGGTAACGAAGCGCTCTTGAACATTGATAATGGCTCTTTTGGTAATACTGTGTATATATCTAAAAGTGCTTCTGGGGGAATTGTTGCCGAAATGTATAATGGAGGTGTTTTACAAGCATCACTTAGTTTGTCCTCACAACCCGCTGGAACTTACAAGGCAGCGATTGGTTATGCAAATAACAATACCGCATTTTTTGTAAACGGAGTGCAAGTCGGAACCACCGATACTTCGTGCAGCGTGCCAGCAATGAGCCGCATTCAGTTAGGCAATACTGCGATTGGGCCATCTACTGATAAAACCGCACAAGTGCTTTTATTCACAACCCGTTTAACTAACGCCCAACTGGCAGAACTAACCGCATAATTCAAGACACGATGAAATTCTTAAAATACGAGTTCACGCCTACGCAATGGGCAACGGCTAAAGCAAAGATTGAGTTAACGGGCACCGACCCCGAAGGCGAAACGTACCAATACTACAACCCCGAATTAGTTACTGCGGTAGTGGAACTCGGGCATCTTTGCACCCAATGGGGAACGGATGCCGAAGGCAACCAAGTGTGTGAGGTAACGTCACCAAAGTACGCAGTTGACATTTTGTGGACTGCCGAACCAATGACAACTTCGTTTGCGCCTTATGTCGTATGGCCCGCCCCTTGCGGGGTTCATATCTTCGCAGGTTGGGAATCAGCATACGCAACGGAGTATTGCGTAGCGAACCCGACCGCTGAATACTGTCTCCAACCTCCAGTTCCGCCAACCTTAGGGTAACATTCGTATCTTTATGTATTACGTTATAGGGGCCTATTGTGCCCCTTTGGCGTTTTGTACCTTTGCAATCGTATGGCAGCAAATCAAGTAGACTTTAAGATCCTTCCGAGCGATCAATTTAGCGTATATAGTCCCCAGACCCGAAGCGACAAGGTAATCACCTATTTTACTTTGCTGTCTAAACTTCGTGGAGACATCCTATCGGTTGGGCAGGACGACGACCCAAACGATATTGTCTCAGCGTTCTACAGCAGCGTAGGAGGAACTCAGACCCTCCACCTTGTAAAGGCGGATGGGTCAGAGATTACGGCATCCGTCCCAGAGCCCACCGTAGGAACGGTTACCTCTGTCGACCTAACAGCGAGCACAGGAATCAGCGTAAGCGGAGGACCTATCACCACTAGTGGAAGTATTACCGTAACCAACACAGCACCCGATCAAGTGGTAGTGTTGACTGGTGCTGGGACAACCTCCATCAGCGGAACCTACCCAAGCTTTACCATCACAAGTAACGACCAGTATGTAGGGACCGTAACATCTGTTGGCCTTACGATGCCAGCGGCTTTCTCTGTTGCCAATAGCCCGGTGACTAACAGCGGAACCTTAGCGGTCACTGCAATTGGCTTAAGCTCTCAGTACATCAGGGGCGATGGTCAGCTAGCAAACTTCCCGACCCCTGGTGGCGGAGGCTCTAGCGTTAACTACTACCTAAATGGATCGGTAAACCAAGGTACGTTTGGTGGTGTCACCTACTATGAGTTGAGCAAGACACCAATCGCTGGAGCTGGAACGAATTTTACGAGGACCAACGCTTCAGGAGATGGATACGTAGCTTCATTTATAACTGACGCTAACGACCCAGACCAGATAAACATACCGGGAGGAAACTTCAACCTAGAGTTCTACTTTAACTCGTCATCAAGCGGTGGTTCGCCTGCGTTCTACGGAGAATTGTACAAGGTAAGCACATCAAATGTGTTTACGTTAATTGCTAGCGGATCAGCCAACCCAGAAGTCATCTCCGGTGGTACTTTTGTTGATCAGTACTACACCTCGATAGCTGTACCTCAGACTGCGTTACTTGCTACCGATAGGCTTGCTATTCGTGTGTATGTTATAGTAGACGGAAGAAACATCACGCTTCACACTGAAGACGCTAACTTCTCTGAGGTGATTACTACGTTCTCTACTGGTCTTAACTCACTTAACGGGCTTAGCGATCAGGTTCAGTACTTTGCTGTTGGAACTAGCGGAACTGATTTCGCGATAAGTTCTTCTGTAGACACCCATACGTTTAACTTACCTACGGCTAGCGCCGCTAACAGGGGCGCTTTGTCGTCTGCGGACTGGACTACGTTTAATGGTAAGGCTAGTGACGCATTTAAGACTATCGCTGTTGCTGGTCAGTCTGACATCGTCGCTGATAATGCTACCGATACGCTTACCATTGTTGCTGGTACTAATGTAACGATTACCACTAACGCAACTACGGATACCATTACCATCAACTCTGCGGATCAGTTTGTAGGGACCGTAACATCTGTAGCCACTACTGCCCCGATTACTGG